AGGTTGTCCAGCCAACTCAGCACTATGACGCATAATAGCCTTGTTACGGTCTTCACCGTACAAAGCAGCACCAGCACCAAGCTGACCTACCATTGATGCCAACTGTGCTCCCCTGTCTGGTTTAGGTTGAAATTGACGCATGAGCATATTAGCCATTGTATCATTACCTTGGCTACCGAGCAACATGGCTGTCATTGCATCTATTTTGCTAGTTTCTCCACTCATTATTCGTTGTCCTAATTAAAGATTAAATAGCTGTTCTAAAAAACCAACGCTGTCTTGAACAGGAGTGCCTCCCATAGCAGCAATCAGAGCATTCATCTGTGAGTCAGCCTGTTGTCCAAACAAACCACCCAAAAGACCCTGCAACTGCTGTTGCTGTAGGTTAGAAGCCACTGTCTGCCCTTGTAGGAGAGATTCAACACCAGTCTGACCCAACATGGCCTGTAACTGGTTACCTTGTAGCTGCCCCTGTTGCGCCATACCTGCAAGAGGAGTAGCGGCAGTAAGACTGTTCAGCAATTGCGCTTGAGGAGTAAACGAGTCACTGAACAGCCCCCTGCCTAACTGTGCCATCTGGCCTTGCTCTGCAAAAGCCTGTTGACGGGCTGTAACTGAATCCATAGCAGACTGTTCAGCGAGTGCTTTTTCCAGTGCCAGGGCTTCGGGAGTACCCCCATACTGGTTAGTCTGCACACCTGTCCTGCCTTGTGAAAACAATCTTTCTTCCAGCGCCATGCGTTCTCTTTCGCGCTGTGGTGCTCTGGCAGCTTCCAAGGAGCCATAGATTTCATTGGTTCTGGCGGCTACAGGAGCAGAAGCAATGTCCAGTAGACCCATTCCTTTGCCACGTAAGTTATTAACAGCAGCCTGTAGCTCAGGAGACAACTGAGCATTGTAGCCACCCAAGGCATCAGTAGCAACGCTACCCTGCCCAGTAGTTACAGTAAACGGTTGAAACTGAGCGCCACCGCTAACTTCGCTACCTAGCTGATTCAGCTTGTCATAGCCTTCCCTGCCAATATCCTGAGCATCTTTGATGCCTTCTGCACCAGCGGCATAGGTGGCTCCTATTCCTAAAAGGCTTTTGAGGTCATCTAAACCCATTATATTAATCTCCCGATTGTAGCATATATATTTATCTGTTGTAAAGAAAACTCAGCCTGTGTCACTGTTGTCTCAACTCCTACAGTAACAGAAGACCCTGCTCCTGTTGTGTTAACCCTTGGTTCGTTAAGGATAATAGCAGAAGAGTATTCAAAACCATTGTTGTATTCTGCTACACCGTATTCTGAAATTACTGCGCTGTCTAGTGTAACTGACTCGCTTGCAAAGTTTGTTTTAAAATCGTAAGCCCATTTAACCTCTAGGTCAGGAGACTGAGAGCCAATGGCTGTGATACCAATCTTTTTCAGGAACTTCAATAGCTGTGAAGTCTCGTCACCTGTGTCTGCTTCTGTGTAAGCAAAGTCTAGTGCTGGTGTGTAGTATTTGAGCACGTAGCCTATGGAATTATCGCTATAACCTGTGTACTGTGCAATACCAAGCCCTTGTCCTATATAAATTGTGCCATCAGACAGCCTGTGAAGTGCTTTAGGGTTGATAGCTGTCCATGTAGTAGTCCTGTGTGACCCATCTTCTAGTGGCCTACGAGTATCAAAGCAATAGAGCTTGTTTAATGTGGGGAAAGTCAAAAGCACAAAAGCATTCTCTTGGCTGTACAGTGCTTTGATGTTCCCTGTTTCTGCGCCTAAGTCGCTTATAACATCATCGCGTACATTCCTGGAAATATCCCTGAAAGGCAGAGCACCTTCGTCTGCAATAGTACGAGAAAGGCTCCTGTAACCTGAATTGGAAAGAAACAGAATATCTGAACCAATATTGACTACGGAGTCTCTGGCTGCACAGCCTACGTTGTCTATCGTGTCCTCTAAAACCATCGTAGCTGGTGATTCTGCCCCTGCGTAAACTAGAATGGAACGCATACCAAACACAATAAGCCTTTCGTTGTGAATAGCAAGAGCCACTATTTCATCATCACCAGAAGGCCAGAATTTAGTCAGGTCTATGGAGCCAGTGGTTCCACCTGACCATGCCATGCCAGCTAAAAGGTCTGACCAGTAAATTGTGCAAGAATCACCGGATATACCAGCTACCCACAACCTACCGTGAGCAGCAAGAACACAGTTACCTTGAGGTACAGTGCCTGTGTAGCTAGGGTGATCTTGAACTCTAATAGTATTAACAGCAGAGCTATCCCACATCAGCGGTTCATGGTCTGCTTGGAAAAAGTAGGCATCATCGTTAAAAGTAACTATCTGCCAGTTATCCGCTGTAATTGTAGCAGCACCGGGGGTATCATCAGTTATTGTGGTTGTGCCAGTGAATATCTTATTATTACCAGCAGATAACACTGTTGTCACACCTGCCCTAGAGGTAAACTCATGGATGGCTTTGATACCATCAGAGCCACTTAAAGCACTGCTACCTGATGTAGTGACGTAGCTCCATCCCTTTCTAGCACCAATACGTCCAAATTTATCAATAACACAGTTGTTTGCTGTTGACGCATAAGACGGGTTTAAAGCTGTAGGACTGTCTTGAGTGTTTAACCCAAGGAATCCTGGCGCTCTGATTTCAACGTGGTGTAATTTAGCAGCCATTAATTGAAGTACCAATCAGAGTCAATAGGATGCCTTGCAGCATCTAAAGAGATAGCATCGTTAAGGAACTGTTGTGCCAATGCAAACTGCTCTTGTGCAGACTGTCCACCAGTTTCACCACGCTCCCTAGTCGCCATAGCCAAAGCAAGATGTAGCACAGGCTGTGAAGGAACTGACAAAATATCAGCCCCGTCAGACAAATCAGCCTGTGGGATAACACCGTTAAATTTGATAGTGTAAACCCCGTCAGGTGTAGGATACAAATCCACTGTCAGATCACCGCTAGAGTCTACATCTCTGAATGTGTAGTAGGAAGGCGCTGTAGACGGTGTAGTGCTGTTAATTTGTTGCTGTTTATCCATCCAGCGGGTTGTCTGATGAGTCAACCTAGCCAATGAGGTAGTATTGTAGACACCCATCACCTTAAAACGACTACCAGAGCCTGTCAAACTATAATTAGTTGTGCTGTCTGCTGTGGTTACATCAATAGAACCACGTAAGGCTGACCAGTCCCATGCCTGTTCAACGATTGTTTTGGCATCATTAACTAGATCGCCTATCATAGTGGAATACGTAGACTGCGTAGGGCTAGATACTGTATCTTCCCTCATTCTACGTAAAACACCATTGATTAACTCAAGATATGTCATTAAAACTGTTCCCTAAGCTGTTTAATTAGTGGGCTGGTATTAAACTCTGATACTGGCTTAATCTTGTTTTCAAACTTGAAAGTATTTTTGAAAAGCTCATCAGCAATAGGGGTTGCGCCACTGAACAGCGAAAGAAGTAGAGCCGCCTTCCCAGCACCGATGCCATTACCGCCTCCGTCACCATCTCCATCTCCATTTCCATCTCCATCACCATCTCCATCTCCATCACCGTTACCGTTACCGCCTGTATCAGCAATGTCAATTCCTGTCTTATCAACACCAGTCTCAGGGGCAGGATCGCCTGTGTAATCAGGATTAGGTTGTGGAGTGAACACTTCAGGGATAGTGCGCATTAATACCTCTATAGGTACGTTGTTACGCTCACCAGCCTCGATTACTTCTTCTCTAGAGCGTGGGTTATTCTCCCACCATACTCTAATATCCTGGGCTGTTATCTCACGCTCTGTAGTCGGGGGAATCTCTTCAGTGGGTACAGCATCCTCGCCATACTCACCCCACTTCTCGTAGGTGTTACCTTTATCATCAGTATATACGAACACTTCAGAGCCGTCAGGGTTATAATGGACTCTGAAGTCTACCCAATTAGTAGTGTTACCCGGTAGTCTCTCATTAGGATAAACCCACCCTTCAGGGAGGTCTGTAGTCTGTCTGTTGCCTTCATCATCAGTAGGCCACGGCTCATAAGGAGCTGGGTCTGTAGAGTCACCAAACGGGTCTTCAGTTCCCATAATATCTTCTGTAGATGCACCCTGCTCTTCTGCCCCTGCTTCAGAGCCACCTCCACCACCTGCTTCAGTGGTAGGATCAGAGATTACCCATCGAGTTCCTGTGCTGTCATTTACTCCCCAAACAACCCCATTAGAGTCTGTGTATTCCCCTTCGTAGCCTGTGGGCATATCAACAATATCATAACTGTCTTCTGGTGTATTTTTATTAAACCAGTCTTCTACTACGTTTCCTGGGATGCCTAAAAGACTTCCAAAACCTTCGTAGTCAAGTCCAAAGTTTTCCATTAGACCGCGTAAAGTAGTTGTTTTCTGTGCTTCTGTTAAATCGGGATTGTTCCAAACCTGCTCAGCAGTAATTCGGGGGTCTTGAATAGACGGATTAGGAAGTTCCTCAGAAGGGACACCGCCACTATTTGTGCCGGTTAGCGCTATTGCACCTCCCCAACCGTCTAAAAAATTTCTAGCGTCACCAACCTGAATCTTTCCAGAAGACAAAGCACCAACAAGGTCTATTAAATTTCCTAGAGGCATCCCACCTATGTTAATAGCGTCTTCAATACGAGCGACATCTTCAGGCTTTAAACTTAAAGAGTCTTCATAAGCTCCTGAGCTTAAAGTAAAACGCCCGTTGGCATCGTAGTAGCCTGTTAAACCATAGCCTAAATCAGTTGTGTTTGACATTATTTACCTTTCTTTGCGCTTATAACGCCTTCATAGGCTCCACCAGCAAAGTAGAAGCCAACTATAGTTAACATAATCCAGTCAAGACCAAACTCATTAATAATGTCCTTGACTATTTCTACATTATGTGCTTGACCTGTGAGTGCCATAGTAAGTGTCAAAACAAAACAGAAGAGGAACGTAGCAGTAAACTGTAGAGCAAGAAGCCTCTGTGCAACCTTGAAGGGAGCGTAGGCTTGCATCAGAGCCACTTTAGCCTGTGTCTTTGCTACAATCTCTTCTTCTTTGGAGGTATGGAAAGAGTCTATAAGGTCAATACCTTTAGAGACTACATCGCCACCACCAAAGATTGTTTTAAGGATTGACATTATTGTGTTACCTGTTGTATATGATTACTTAATGACATCCTTAAAGGCGTCAAACACAAGTGTTGCACCACTCACGGCGAATAACCAGAGGATAGCCCTTCCTATTTTAGCAGCAGTACTGTTGTCCCTAACAATAAGCTCTAGCTTCTGCATCTCTCCACGAAGATTTCCTATCTCTTTCCAGACCTCTGCCTCACTGCTTTTGCTCTCAGTTATATGTGCTTCCACCAGAGCCGTCAAAGCTATAAGTCTTTCTTCTATCCTTATTAAATTCTCCGTTTGGTCTTCCACCTTCTACTCCTTATAGCGTTGGGTCTTCCTCTGGTATTCCGTTGTCAGGCCAGGTGGCATAGATGTCTAGCCTCAAGGTCTTCTTTAGTCACCGCTAGATCAATAGCCTCCTGCAAGTCATACTCTCTGTCGAACACTTCTTGTATAAAGTCTTCTACAGCATCCACCATAGATATGAATTGCGCACCAGTGACATTTGCTCTACCTTTTTTACTGACTATTTTACGAGTAGCCTTGCGGTCATTTCTACCACCATTCATTAGACTACGTGCTTCCATGTCAGTACTAAGAAGAATACCATTCACCATCAGACCACCATCACGAAGGTTTTTGGAAAGCTGATGAGCCTTGGCAAGCATACGCTCCTTGGCTGTCTCGATAGGCATAGCAACCACTGTCATATCATTCTTGTTCACTTTCTCTGTGAATTCGTGATGCTCTGGAGTCTGCACTGGCGCAGGTGGCTCCTCCCAAGTAATACCCACAGCACCCATCTGCTCCTGTGACCAATCAGCCCACTTATCGGTGTGCCACTTTCCGTTGGTATCCTGAAAGCGTTTGCCCTGTGTAATCTGTTTTCCGTTGTATATGTATGGCATTATCTTGCCCTCGAATATTTATCTGGTTGCCCAAGTGCTAAGCCGATGTAGTCAGCGCCTGATGCGTTAGTATCATTGTAAGCGTTCCTAAGTTTTACACCATTAGAAAGAAGGTCAATAGTTGAATCTGCTACTTCAGCATTGGGTAGGTCTAACCTAATATAGTCGCTGCCGGGGTTATATGTGCTTCTGGCTCTGTCCACTGTAAACCACGACCCTGTGCTATCTGTCCTTTTAAAGAAGGAAAAGTCAGGCCTATGTCTTGTATAACAGAAAGACCCATCAGCATCTCCGTTGCCTTCGTAGTAAAAGACTTTACTGATGTCGGAGTCTGCCCAGAAATAGGCAACGTATTCATAGGTGTCGGAGTTAACATCTACCGAGGTGCCTATAGTGATATTTGAAGATGTGGGTGCGGTGTCGTTCCATGTAGTGCTTAGGTCAGCGACAGCCGCATTGCTTTCTAAAAACAGAGCGTCTGTTTCCGGGTCGGATACTGGTAAAGATGAACAGTACGTTGCCCATGAACGTGATGCCAGGGCCAGTGCTTTAATTGTGAAGAAGTTGGGCGCAACTCCAAGATTGTGAGTCTCAGTATGTGCTGACCCGGTGCCTGTCCATGTTTGTATGTCAAAGAAACCTGCTGTTACCTTGAAGGCATACCAGACGTAATCCTCTGTGTTGGTATTTACCGCAACATTACTGCCAAGGTCGAACCCGGTAGCAGTAAAAGCATTTAGACTTTCGGTGTCTGTTGCCTCTACATCTTGCCCATCAAAAGACAGGTACTTTGTCGCTCCCCTGACCGTATCAAACACCATCCATGAGTCAGCGGCATCACGGTTCTTAATAGCCACCATCCAATCACCGGAAGTCATATCCACACCGGCATTGATTGAAAGACCGCCAGAGCCTATTGCTGTTCCGTTGCCTGTGTATGTTCCCTGGACGAATACATCAGAAAGTTTAGTTGCACTGTTTGGGCCGATGGTTGGTTCAGGGAGGTTTTCTGTGCAGATAGCCACGGCTCCTGTTGGTGGCGTATAGGTGAAACCCTGCTGTCCTGCATCCAGCGTACAAACATCGGAGACCCTGCCAGAAACTTGAACCACAAAACCGTTCGGAAATTTTGTCGTGCAGTCGGTATAAGCCGCTGTTCCTGAATTTTGTATCGTTCCGTTTTTATAGAAATAAATATTATCGCCATCAACCCTGACGCCAATTACATCGCCAGACGTATAAGTATCCCCATAAGCCGCGCCGCTCGTCCCGTCCTCCTGTTTGTTTCCGTTGTTCCTGTAATTGTATCCGTTCGGATTCCCGCCCCAGCCTGTATTCGGGTCGCAAATACCAATAGCGACCTCAGTCGTGACAGTTGTTGCTTCTACTTCAAAATACCAATGTTTATCTGCCCCGGTAGGGGCAAGCATCGAACCAAAAGCGTGTTCGTTAGGAGTAGTCCCAGAACCAGTTGCAACAAGATTGCCATTTGAGAAATCCATGACGGTGGCAGGGGTTCTAAACTTTAGTGGATTGAAAACGGCATAATTATTTGTTGGCGTATCCGTTACTTGGTCATTAGTGGCAAGACCGCTTGATGTGAAGTCGTTACCGTTGCCTGAAACATCATTGCCAAGGTCTGCTGAGTCTGCGAAGTCTAGTAAGAAC